ATCGCTTTCTCTTTTACTTTTGTTTATCTGGGCTGCTTTGGTTTGGTTCTTGCATACACCTTAGCGGGTCAGGTTTCTGACGCTGATAAGGTAAAGCAAGTGCTTGAGGATTTTCAGATTGGCTGGGCCATGATGATTATTCTTAGTTTTTATTTTGCGGCTGGTGCTGCTGAGGGTATCTTAGCGCAGCGCAGAGGAAACAATACATGACATTCAAACTCTCGAAGCGCAGCCTCTCTAAGCTTGAAGGCGTAGATGAACGGCTAGTAGCTGTTGTTCGATATGCAATCACAGAAACTAAGGTAGACTTTGGTGTAATCTGTGGGCTGCGCACCATCGAAGAGCAACGTCAGCTTGTCGCTAAGGGGGCAAGTCAGACTATGAAGTCTCGTCACATTGATGGCGAGGCTGTTGATCTCATGGCTTTTATTGGAAGCCGTGGTTCATGGGAACTTAATCTATATGACGACATCGCAGAAGCAATGAAAGAGGGTGCGCTTGCGTGTGATGTTGGCATCAAGTGGGGCGCGGCATGGACAGTGCCAGACCTACGCTCTTGGGAAGGTTCAATGGAGAGTGCGATGAACGACTACATCGACACTCGCCGTTCACAGAACCGCCGCCCATTCATTGACGCACCACATTTTGAATTAACATAAGAGAACACGATGAATATCCAAACCATTATCAAGGGCATTGAGATTGCCCACAAGGCGAAGTCTCGCCGCAAAACCCAAGCCTTCACTGCTGCGGAAGAACCAATAGTAATACAGGCGTTACTATCTTCTGGTGATGTGTTGGCACGGCTCCTTATGGAGGACACGACCAATGGCAATGACGCCAATTCCGAAAGAGAAACTCGAAAGAGCAGCTAGAATATACCGTGCAAATGCAGGCAACATGAGCGCTTCTGCTCGTGAGGCAGGCATGGGTCGGAAGAGTTTTTACTATCATGTTCAGAGAGCCAAAGAAGAAGGCTTGCTCGATGATATTGAATTGCACGAACCCAATGTTCCATTGCGTGATGATTATCTAGCAGCGCGTGAGCGCAAGCTTCAAGCTTATCAACGCAAAAAGCGCAAGGGTGACTGGCGCAAACCAGTCATGCTCAATCTTTCTCCAGAACCTTACAGATTAAAAATCTTTGGCGACCCTCACCTTGATGCTGATGGGTGCAACTTTGAACTGTTCGAGCAACACTGGATGGAAATGAGCAATGAGAACCGAGTCTATGGAGTCTGTGTCGGAGACTGGTTTAACAACTGGCTCAGAGTATTGTCCCATCTGTGGAAGGATGAAACGTCCCGACCTGATGACGCATGGCTCTGTCTTGAATATCTTATGGAACAGCGCGGTGACAGTTTACTTGCTGCTTGTAGCGGTAATCATGATGATTGGAGCCATGGCCCTGCTGATCCTGTTGACCTTCTTATGAAGAAGTATGGTGTGCTGTATCGCAAGGGTGCGATCCGCATTGCAGTAAACCATGAGGGGTGTGACCCAATGTTCTGGGCTATCCGTCATAAGTGGCAGGGTAAGTCTATGTATTCGTCAGCGCACTGGGGTATTCGAGCAAACCGCGAAGGGTGGCGTGATGCACTGTTGGTTGGTGGTCACATTCACCAAGACGACACTCGAATGGTTAAACACCCTGATGGATTTGTAAGTCATGTGTGTCAGGTGTCAGCGTTCAAAGAGTTCGATGAATACGCTGATATTCATGGCTTCAATGGGCAGCGCATTTCACCAGTATGGGACTTAGTGGTAGACCCACGTCGATCAGAGAACGACCCTGATCGGTTCAAAGTTTTCTGGTCTAGTGACGCTGCCCACAGTTATCTTCAATCGATCTCTTGAAGCTGTTAGTTGCAAGTGATAATTCCATTCGGCAGGCCAAGGCTGATACATCAAACATTCATATACGCTTCGAGCGGTTTCATGGATGTGCTACCTAATGCGCTACATTAGAACGACTAGTTCTTGGCCTGCACGATTACCCTTTCTATTTCTACAAGATAAAGCTTTGACAATGTTTCAAGAAACTTGTCGCCTTTTTCTTTAGCGTAAAAATTTACAATTTGACAAAAATCTATTGAGACTCTTAACGCAAATAAATTATCGCTCATAGCCCCACCTCCTTTAGATATGTGTAGTAAACATTGTTTGGATTAGTTCGAGCATCTTTTATTCTGCGCACCCCACTCAAGACTGATTGATGATCTCTGCTCATTGTGGTCCCTATTTGAGGATAGGACCATTTGCGTTTGCGCAATCTTTCATAGACACAAAAGCGTGCCGCACATTCTTTTGGTGATCCTCGAGTTTGTTTGAGTATGTCATCAGGGTGAATGCCGAAGATGCTTGCAACATCTTCTGCGCATTCACGAACCACTTGTAGTTTTGTTTTGAATTGATTGTTCATCTTCGGTTGCCTTTGATAGCAGCCACAAACATTCATCGAAATGCTGGGCAAGTGTTAGTCTGTTTCGTTGCTTCGCTTCCTCGCGCAATGCTTTGAGTTTGCGCTCGAGGCGCTGCGCTGCAATATGTTTAAGGTCGTCCATGATTACTCCATAAAAAAATGGGGACGGTGTTACCCGCCCCCAAGTTATCGAGACAATAGTCCGAGGAGAACGAGTTTAGCTTAGAACGGAATGTTATCGTTTGGCAATGCTTGTCCTACTGGTTGCATTGTTTCGACTGTGGATTGCTGTTGATCTTTTGCTTGCTTGTCCGAAACAGAGAAGGTCATGTAAGGCTTGTTGTTTTTTTCGTTTGTTTTTCGCCAAGCCGCAAGGCGCCGCATCAAGCCCAATGGACCTGTGTAATGCGGGGCTTTCTCACTTTTTTTCTCGTCGTTCTCAAACAGAACACCAACCTTTTCGTAGACTTCGATCAACTTCTTGCCATCGCGTGTTTGATCGGCAACAAGAACTACCTTCATTTCTTTGCCGTCGTCATTGATCTTGCCCTGCAAGATTAGGCGCTGCGTTTCAAATGGTGTGAACGCTACACCTTTGTTGGTTTCGTCATAATCTGCCATGCTTTTGGCTCCTTTTGTTTGAAATGTTGGGTGGTTCTTGGGGAACCTGCCACCCATCAGGCGATCAAAGGCATATACAAACCTCTCCCCAAGAATTACCAACCACTTTCATTATTCATAGATGATGACTGTAGTTTTTTCCGCGGCTTGGGAGTTTGGGTATACTCACTACCTTCAGGCAAATCTTCTCCCGCATAAATATAAAAGCCTAATCCCAAGTAAGCCATCGCTTTTGTAAGACCTCGCTGCAAAGCTGTGTTCACTTCGAATGCGTTAGGATTTTGAACGGCTTTGTTTGAAGAACTTAAAACAGGAAACACTTCTGTTGCTTCTGCCATTTCATCATCAGTTTGTATGATTACACTTACAACAACATATGCGTTGCCATTGTGATCCATAAAAGCTGGAGTTCCTGTTGCTTCGCTCCTGTGTTTTTTGAACGTAGCTTGTGGATATATGTTTTTAATTTCTCGCCAAGCGTGTGCCCAAGATAGATATGTAAATCCACTTTTGTTTTCTGTATAGTTAGATACATCGATCTTGCTAAGTGTTTCCCATACTGACATTGGTATTCTCCTTATCGTTTAGTGATGCGTAGTGACCCACGCTTGTCTCGTTTCACAGTCAGTAGGTCGCAATAAACTTCGCGTTCATCGTTGCCTACCATTCCCTTCAGGTCTTTCTTAGCAGCTTCAAATGCCTTAGCTGCTTCTTCGTTTTCGATGTAGTCAACGGCGCGTGAGATAAAGTGGTTGTCTTTCTGTGCATCCCGCTTGACCATCTGGTCCACCGCAATGGAGTCAATTGAGAGTGTCGGTGTGTCAACACCAACTGGCTCCTCATTGCGAACAACGTAACCCCAGAAGTCCGACACCACTGCCCACATAGAATCGAAATACGAATCGTTTCGTGCGACATGAGCCGACTCCCATTTGTTATTGCCAAAGATTACTGAGAGGTAAGCGCCATCACAGTCAGCGATGCGTGTATACAACTGTATCTGCGGCATATAATATTCGATCACCGCATCCATGCTGTTGTAAGCATTGGTATGCTTGGCTTCGACAATCGCATTCTCTGACATCCAGATTCCATCTACAGTTCCTTTAACAGGCACATCGCCTATG